GGGGCTTGACAAATGCAATCGTATCTGCTATACTAAAGGCGTAGCCGATGCGGCAGAGTCGTTCCGGCTGGTGCATACCGACTGACAGTGACAGGCGCACCACAAAGGGGCTTGACAAATGCAATCGTATCTGCTATACTAAAGGCGTAGCCGATGCGGCAATAGCCGCCCGGCGTGTAACTTGACAAGTGAATATTGTTCCTTGTATTTGGGTAAATCTCCCGGCGGTTTCAATCCGCCTTGACACATGGATTAAATGTGGGATACCATGTTGTGACGACGAGTCTTTGCAAATTAAGACGAAACACACCCACACACGCCAGAAATGGCGTGTCGGAGAAAATCCAAAATACAATTACAAGGAGAATTATCATGAAAAACACTGCTATTTCTGAGCGCATTATTGAGTTAAGTATGCTGGAGAATGTTCTTGAGATGATTAACGACAAAATCACCTATATCCGTAATTATGAAATGGTGGCAGAACCGACAGAAGATTATGAAATTGAGAGAAATGCAGAATGTGAAAAGAAAATCACTGCGCTAAAGACTATTGCGCACAAGCTGTGAGTTTATCTCACGGCTTGCCGTGTCGGAGAAATCCAAAATACAATTACAAGGAGAAACTAAAATGAAAAAGAATGAACAGATGAGAATCAATGCTTTGTGTGTAGCTTATTCAAAACTTGCTGCCAAAGATGCAGAACAATGGCATAGCGAATTTGTCCGCTTGAATAAATGTTCCGCAGCCATTTGCAGAACAAGCGATTTTGAAGTTTTGCGTTCATACAATACAATTGTAGCACTGTACCACATCAAGACTGGGCTTTTAGTTGACATTCTTAGACATGAGTATGGTTATACAGCTACCAGCGCACATCACATTGCAAAGTTCAGAAATCTTATGCGTGAGAGATACGGAACGTGTGAAATGATACGCTACTATCCCGTTTAACGGGATAGTGTCGGAGAACATCCAAATAACAATTACAAGGAGAAATGAAAATGAAATATTATCGTGTAAAGCAAGAGTATGATAACGTTTACTATTCACTTGATGATAATTTTTTGATAGGCAATGAGTTGTTTACGGAAAAAGAATTTTATGATGTCGAACAAGCATTTTTGCGTAAGTGTAGAAATCGTAATTCTGCTTCAGAAAAATTTAGAAAGATGTTTGATATTGTTAATATTAACAAAAATGACACATATTTCTTTTTCGGCGCACGGTTCGGGGATTAAATATCCCCGTGTCGGAGAAAATCCAAAATACAACTACAAGGAGAAATGAAAAAATGAATAGACAAGAACGAATCAATATGCGATGTTTATTATTTGCCAATATGGCGGGATTAGATTTTGCAAAATGGCATAGTGATTTCATTGAATTTGACAGGAGTAAAGCTGCATTCGTAAAGACTAAAGATTATATTGTGTTGTGGTCATTTGATAGGATTGCAGCTTTGTACTGTATTAGCAGCGGAACAGCAGTTGACATTTTACGCTATAAACGTGGGTATAAAATTGACAGTGTTAGCCATGTCGAAAAGTTTTTCAAATTGATGAACGCATTATTTGGTATAAACAAAACATTGTGTTATCAAGATGTGGTCAAAAATTACAAGGAGAAGTGAAAAAATGAACGCAAAATTGTATGCAAATCGTGTGTCATATGATACCGTATTACATTCAGGCGCTAAGTTTCATCACAGGGCAACGGCACAAGGCTATGTATCAAGAAAGACAGACGAGCCAAAAATTTGTACCACATATTCTGGAAAATTCGGTACAGGATTCCGTGTTTATGAACCACGTCACGACACAACAAATTATTGTTGGGTGTCCTTTTACATCTTTGACAAAGAATAAACACACCGTCCGCAGATTTCAGAAAATTCGCACATTGTTAAAAAAATAACACTTGACTTTCCAACATGCATATGGTATCATAAAAGAGTGGTTAGGCTATCTCAACCAGATAGTTTTAATCATCCGCTGCTGTCTCCCCCAGCAGCGGAACACCACGGCAAAAGCTTTGGGCGGTGCAATTCCGTCAGCCGTGAAAAAATAAAAATGAAAAGGAGACTATCAAAATGCGTACACCCATGATTACCAGAACCTTTAAGGTCACCATCGCCGGAGTTCTTTGCCTTAACATTGAATCCGCAGAGCCGTTTGTGAAGGAGGTGGAACTTCCCAGAACCTACAAGAACGATGAAGCTATTTTGAAGAAGGCGCATGAAGTCATTGACACCGACACCATTAAGGCTGTTTCCGTCAGCTATTCCCGTGTGGATGAAATTCGGTATGGTATGTCTGAAACTGACTTCATTGCAAATTCTCAAAAGCTGCCGCTGCTTGGCAACACTGATGAAAACGACATTGCTGACTAAGGGGGAGGTAAAATAAAATGACTGGATATTCTGTAAAAGTTGTCGAATGCACCAAGGATTTGACTGCAAAGGAGCGGGTAAAAATCAAGGATACGACTAATGCACTCCGTCTTGACGAAGCAACGAAGAGCGGCTCGCTTGTTATCGCATATGACTATCACGCAGTTCTTGCAATTCACAATGAAAAGCTTGATGACCCCGACTATCGGCAGTATATCGTTGTCGATAAGGCTGGAAATAAGTACGTCACTGGCAGTGAATCGTTCTTTACAGCGATGACTGAAATCGTAGATGAGATGTCTGCAGCTGGTGAAACTGACTATGAACTTGAAGTATATCGGATGGACAGTAAAAACTACAAGGGCAAGCAGTTTATTACCTGCTCCATTGTGTAATTGAGCAACAGCACGGGAGAAGGAAAAACTTCTCCCGTGCTATTTTATAGAATGGGGAGTTGTTGAGATGAAGCATAGAAAAACACCTAATCAAATCGCATGGGATAAAGAACAAAAAAGAATAAAGCGATTTATCAGGGAAGCAACTAAACGTGGCTTTGATTTCAGCGATTTCGTTATCCCTAAGAAACCAAAGAGGATAACTAAGAAACAAATTGAACTAATCAGGAGTATAAAACCTGATTTTCTATACAGTAAAGCAACATACAAGGCAGAAAAAGGTGTTATTTCTGGCTTAGAAGGTAGAAAACTTGAAAGAAGGACAGCTTATAGCAAGAGATTCAGCGGAACAAGAAATGTGGCTGGTTTTCCGCCGACAGATGTCGATGACGTGTTAACACAAGTTGAAAAAATAATTGATGATTATAACGGTAATAGTAATTGGGGTGAATATATGGCTGCAAGAAAAAACCGTGACTATCAAATATTAAAGCGCATTTTCTTTGGCGCACTGGCAAGAGATGGTAGAAGGGCTGTTGCTAAAAGGTTACAGGCAAATGCTAATCGTGTAATTGACATTGTAAACGAAGCACTATATGCGTCAGACCAGAATACTATCAATTTTGCAATGGCAGCATTTGCCAGAATATTGAAAAACGAAGCGTTGACTATTCAAGAAGCAATAGAAATTCAGGAAGCGTCAGAGGGTTATGACGATGAAACACCCTAAAGCTAAGTATTTTGTTGGCGATTTTGAAACAACCGTTTATAAGGGGCAAGAAAATACAGAGGTTTGGGCGGCTGCTTGTGTTGAAATGTTTTCTGATGACGTCAAAATTTTTCACAGCATTAGTGAGCAATTTGAGTTCTTTAAGTCATTAAAATCTAATGTTGTTTGCTACTACCACAACCTAAAGTTTGATGGAAATTTTTGGCTGTCTTATTTTTTGGTCAACTTAGGTTTTGAACAAGCAGTTGAAATTGTAAAAGATAATGGACCAGAATCTTATCCAGACATTAGGTTTCTTGAACGTAAAGAAATGAGAAATAATACCGTTGCTTATAGCATTTCTGATATGGGGCAATGGTATAAAATAATAGTGAAAGTTGGCGATAAATATATAGAGTTTAGAGACAGCTTAAAACTGCTCCCATTTAGCGTTAAGAAAATAGGAAATTCGTTTGGCACAAAACACAAGAAACTTGACATGGAATACAAGGGCTTTCGTTATGCAGGGTGTGAGATTACTCAAAAAGAACAGGAGTACATTGCTAATGATGTATTAGTTGTTAAGGAAGCCCTTGAAATAATGTTTACTGAAGGTCACAAAAATTTAACTATTGGCTCTTGCTGTTTGGCAGAGTACAAGCGCATTATCACACCTAAAACATATTCACGTCTGTTCCCTGACCTGTATCAGATACCAATAGATAAAAAATATGGTAGTGTAACAGCCGGTGATTATATTCACGGCGCTTACAGAGGAGGATGGTGTTATTTAGTAAAGGGAAAAGAAAGAAAAATATTTAACAACGGGACAACAGCAGATGTAAATTCTCTGTATCCATCTATGATGTCAAGTGAATCCGGGAACGGATATCCTGTTGGAGAACCAACTTTTTGGAGCGGAAATATTATTCCAGATGAAGCACTGTTAGATGGCAAGTATTATTTTATACGCATAAAAACAAGGTTTTATCTTAGAAAAAATATGCTCCCGTTTATTCAGGTAAAAAACAACTTAGCTTATAGGGCAACTGAAATGCTTGAAACGTCAGATAGATTTAATAAGGCTGACGGAAAATATTACTCGCAATATTATGACGTTGATGGAAACTTACAAGAAGCAACTGTTACAATGACCATGACGGAAACTGACTTCAAGCTTTTATTATTGCACTATGAGTTGGTAGATTTTGAAATATTAGATGGGTGCTATTTTGATGCAAGAATTGGCATATTTGATGAGTACATAGAAAAATATAAAAAAATAAAATTAGAAAGCAAAGGAGCGAAACGAGAATTAGCAAAACTGTTTTTGAATAATTTGTACGGTAAAATGGCGAGTTCACCAGCATCAAATTTCAAAGTGGCTTATGTGCGAGAAGATAAAACAATAGGTTTTAGAACGCAGTTAGCTAATGACAAGAAGCCCGGTTACATAGCAGTTGGTGCTGCAATTACAAGTTATGCAAGAAATTTTACAATTAGAGCAGCGCAATGCAACTATTATGGTGTAGACAAGCCAGGTTTTATTTATGCTGATACCGATTCAATTCATTGTGATTTACCGCCAGAGCAATTTAAGGGAATTAAAGTTCACCCTAAAAATTTTTGCTGCTGGAAACAAGAAAGTTCATGGGACGTTGGATTTTTTATTCGGCAAAAAACATACATAGAGCACGTTGTTGCAGAGGATTTAATCCCGGTTGAACACCCATATTACAATGTAAAGTGTGCTGGGATGCCTGAACGCTGTAAGTCTCTTTTTATTAAAAGCGTTGAAGGGTACGACAAATCCGAAGAAGATGAGATGACGGAAGAACAATTAGATTTTCTTTATGAAGATAAAGAACACACTGTGCCGAATAAGCGAAAGATTACAGATTTTGACACAGGCTTGACCGTACCGGGTAAGCTGTTACCAAAAAGAATACAAGGGGGAGTTGTACTTAAAGACACATTTTATGAAATGCGTTAAAGAGCCAGCCATAATATGGCTGGCTCTTTTATATCTGTACCCAGCAGTTCTCCAAGGCGGTAACCTTATCCGATAAAACTATGGGCGGCTTATTCCATCCGTGGTTTCCCATGTTTGCAGTGAAGAATGTGCTGGCAGATACCTTAATAAGATAGGGCTTTTAGTATAGCTTCTTTGCACCTTAAATCTTTGAATCTAAAACACCCTTGTTCAAAATAGAAACGTAAATTTGACAGGAAAAAATCATTTCTTTTAAGCATTACATAATTTATTCTATGGTCATTTGTAGTGACAGACAGTTTTGTCTTAAATGAACTGTCTGGTCTATTGTCGCAATATATAATGCCTAATTCGGCATACTCTCTTAGTCCATAATCAACACCCTTGTAACGTATAGTTGCAAGATATCTACTTGTACCGTGCGGCTTATCAATGAAAGCTGTATTATCGTTCAGATAAACGCATTCACTTGAGTATGCGACATATTCATTATTTGCAAACGCCTGATTAAAACCAGAAAGTTTTTGTGCTTTGCTTGCAGATTCAATATATCCTTGTTCAAGAACAAATCCGTTTCCTTTTAGAAACTTGGTTGTCTCTTTAAGCCTATCGCTTATCCCCATTTCCACATAATATGGGTTAATTATGGAAACAGGATTTGAACACATATACACAGGCACATATCTAATTTGTTCACCATGACCACGGGCAACACTGGTATGAATTGAAAGCAGCTTTTTTATTTCGTCAGTACAATAGTGATTGCTTTCACTTTGGAACTCATCAAAGAACATTCTTTCAACGTCATTAAACAAGTGACTATATTTCTTTAACTGGTCTGCACTGTTTAATGAAACAGCATATCCGCAAGGTAAATCATTTAAGAACAGTTCATGAAAAATACCAGATGCCCTGCGCTTGCTTGTCATTACGTCATCTGGAAAGAACAGACAGTTAATGTCCTTAAAGAATTTCTGGGCGCAGTCATCAAGTTCATAATTGTACCTGTAAATAAGGCAAAACTTACCCTGTTTGTTCTTAAATTTGTTTACAAGTAGACGTGCAAAATATGTGGTTTTACCACCAGTTCTGTTTGTCGTACACATATATATTTCTGGAGTATTTCCATTTGCATCTTTCATTGACAGCAGCTTTGTGCCGTCATAATATTTTCCTGTTGACATTTTGTGTACCACCTATAATTTTTTCAATTTATTATACCATATATCTTGACAAAAATCAAGCATTGTGATAAAATAAATAATAGAAAAGCCCAAATAGAAATGGAGGATGAAATTTATGGGTGCAACTGAAATTCAGAATTTGGTTACGCAGGTTGGCTTTCCGATTGCAGTGTGCTTGATTTGCTTCTGGTACATTAAAAAGCTGACTGATGAACACAAAGAGGAGGTAAACAAGCTTAGCGAAGCACTGAACAATAATACTATTGTAATGCAGAAGATTCTAACAAAGCTTGGCGGTGACGAAAATGCCTAAGATTTATTTGTCTCCGTCTGACCAGAGCAACAACATTTATGCTTACGGGAATACAACCGAAAAAGAACAGTGTGGGAAAATTGCCTGTTGGCTTGAACGTGAGTTGAAAAGGTGTGGGTTTGACGTAAAAAAGAATTTAGATGATACTATGTATAGTCGAGTTTCTGAATCCAATGAATGGGGCGCAGACCTGCACCTGTGTATTCACACCAATGCATTTAATGGCAGTATCACTGGAACAAGAATTTATGCGTGGAATAAGGCTGGAACTGGATGGGGCATTGCAACTAAAGTTTTCAATCAACTTGCCCCAATTACTCCGGGAACGTCTGAATCTATCAATGTTAATACAGACTGGTATGAAATTGTGTATACTCATGCACCATGTGTTTACATTGAAACGGAATTTCACGATGTAAAAGAAACAGCTAAGTGGATTATCAACCACACAGAAGAGATTGCCATTGCCATTTGTAAAGGCATTTGTGACTATTACGGCGTAAAATACATTGAGGAACAGAAGAAAAACAAGCTTTATCGAGTACAGGTTGGTGCGTTTATAACTAAAGCCAACGCAGAAAAATACAGAGATAAGCTAAAATCTTTTGGTATCCCAGCCTTTATAGTAGAAGCTAATGGCTGATTACATACCACGTCTAACTAAAGACGGAATGTTAAACAGCGTATACTGGTACAGTAACACAAATCCATTTTATCCAGCCGGGTATGGTCTGCCAAACTGTACTTGTTATGCTTGGGGCAGGTTTTGGGAAACGTATGGCAAGACACCACACTTACCAACAAGTGACGGTGGAAGCTGGTGGCATGACGTATCTGGTTATGAAGTCGGCTCTATCCCACAATTAGGTGCTGTACTTTGCTTAGAAAGACCCGGCTATGCTGGTCATGTTGCAATCGTTGAACAAATTTTAAGCGATGGTAGCATAAAGACCAGTAATAGCGGATATTCCCGCGACCCCGGTGGTTATAACGACCCTAATTATTTTTGGGTAGACGTAAACCAAAAGTCATTAAACTACATGACAGAATCACAAGTTGCAAGAGGTTATAAATTTCAAGGTTTTATTTACAATCCAGATAGTAGCAATCCAACACCAGTAAAAAATAAAAAACACAAATGGAAATTTTATTTATATGGGTAGGTGAAATATATGAGCATTAAATCTATTGATGAAATTCTTAATGCCGTTAAAGAACGCATTGGGGATGACACATCTGACAGCGCTATTTCGTTTGTAGAGGACATATCTGATACACTTAATTCACTTTCTGAACAAGAAAACTGGAAACAAAAATATGAACAGAATGACAGCGAATGGAGAAAAAAATACAGAGATAGATTCTTGTCTGGTGAAAGTTCATCTGACGACGATGACAGCGGCGATGAAAATGAGCCGTTGACATATGAAAAACTTTTTAATGTGGAGGGCTAAATTATGGCAAAAAGAGTAGCAGTGACTAATCTAAATGCACGGACTATTGATATTCTAAACACAATCCGTGCAAATCTTAGTGCCAATTATCAGGCACAAGTTCCTGAAGTAACTAAGGACATTGACATTCCAAAGGTAGGCGAAGTGCTTTATGGATACCCGGCTCTTGCTAACCAGTTTTTGACTGAACTTGTCAATAGAATTGCGCTGGTTCGTGTTAAGTCTGCAACGTTTAACAACGCTTATGCAGAGCTGAAAAAGGGTTATCTTGAGTTTGGTGAGACTGTTGAGGAGGTTTTCGTTAACATCTGCAAAGCCCGTGAGTTTTCTGCTGAAAAGGCAGAAAGCCGTGAACTCAAGCGTTCTCTGCCTGACGTTCGTTCTGCATTCCATTCCATTAACTGGCGTGTACAGTATCCTGTGACCATTCAGGATGAGGACTTGAGAATGGCTTTTCTCAATGCTGATGGCGTTCAGGATTTAATTGCAAAAATTGTAAATTCTGTAAGTGTTGCTGCCGAGTACGATGAGTTTCTTCTGTTTAAGTATCTCATTATCAAGTCTGCATCTAACGGAAAGATGGCTATTGTAGGCGTAGATTATAGCAACATGGACAACGCTGCAATCGCTTTCCGGGCTGCGTCCAATAAGCTTGAGTTTATGTCCACCAAGTTCAACGAAAGCGGTGTGCATACCGTTACCAAAAAGGCAGACCAGTGTATTTTCATGGACGCAGATTTCAATGCAAAGTATGACGTTAGCGTTCTGGCTGCTGCATTCAATATGGATAAGGCAGAGTTTATGGGTAAGCTTTACCTTATTGATGACTGGACTTCTTTTGACAATAAGCGATTTAGCGAAATCATGTCTGGTTCTGATATGATTAATCCCGTTGCAGAAGAGGAACTGGAAATCATGAAGGACATCCACGCAGTCGTGGTTGACAAGGAATGGTTTCAGATTTATGACAACCAGAATAAATTCACTGAAAAGTACGTTGCATCTGGTGAGTATTGGAACTACTTCTACAACGTTTGGAAAACTGTTTCCACTTCTCCGTTTTCCAATGCTATTGCTTTTGTAAATGAGCCTGCAACAGCACCTGCGAGTATTCAGTTTAAGGTGGCTGAAAAGACTGTTGGAGAGGGCGGCACTGTCCTTGTGCTTGAACTGGCTGATAAGCTTGCTGTTAAATACAACCAGCAGGTAAGATTTAGGGGGCTTGGCGATTCTGCTAAGAATATGGTTGCTATCCATAAGTATGGTGCAATCGTATACCCGCCTAATGCCAAGGCTGTAAATATTTACGCAGATATGGGCGGCACTATGTACTGTTCTACTTCTAATGGCAGCACGCCCGGTGAACTTCCTTACACTACGGTAAAGGCTGGAGATACTGTAACGTTTATCAAGGCGTAATTTAATTGGGAAAGAGGGGGTTATCCCAGCCCCCTCTTTCCTACATTGGAGGTTTATATGTATATTGAGCCTAACAGTAAAATATATATTTTGAAAGATGTTCCGCTTGACGTTACATTTGACCACACTATGTGGTGGGCTAACAAAGAAGCGCAGACATCTGGTTTCATGAGTAAAATTAAATACAGATTTACTGAACAAAGTTATCAAAGAGCGACAAAGAACTCAATTCGTGTAGAGATTTTGTGCGATAGACTGTATGACTGTAACTATATAATGTTCCAGAATACAAGCTTTAGTAACAAGTGGTTCTATGCCTTTATCACAAATCTTAATTATCTTGGAAACGATGTCACTGAAATAACATATCAAATTGACCCTATACAAACGTGGTTCTTTGAGTTTGAATTAGCAGAAAGTTTTGTAATTAGGGAACATAGTGAAACAGATGACATAGGTGATAATGTAATGCCAGAAGCAGTTCCAATGGGGGACTACATTCATACTCCGCCTGTAATGCTTTCACCAGAAAAAGAGTGGGTAGCTGTTGTAGTTTATACAGGAAATCCGTCAACTGGCGGAATAACAGCATCACCTCCAGCTATTTACAACGGTGCTATGCACCAAGCCAAAGTTAAAATACTTGATTTAAGTAACACTAATGACATGAGTGAATTTGTAACAACACTTAATGCGTTAAGTATTTTTAACAACACCGATGCCGTTGCAGATGTTTATATGCTACCTAAGAAATATGTTGCTGTTAAGTATGACGTACTAAATGAAACAGCATGGAACGAAGCAACAACAGAGATTTCTGGTGTACTTAGAGATTGCACAGGACAACTGGCAAAGCCTACACTTGGAACTTATACGCCTGTTAATAATAAACTATACACATATCCTTACACAAAAATTGTGGTGACCAATAATCAGGGAGAAACAAAAGACTACAAATACGAACTATGGCACGATTATGATTTATCACCGAACGGCAGAAGATATGAATTAAATGTTGCTGGTGTGGTCAATCCATCCGTTATTTTTAGACCTATGCTATACGGTGTACCATATAAGTATGCTGGAGAAATTCCTACTGAAAACGTTGATAGCTTGTATGCGTGGGATGACGGCATTATGCTTTCAAACTTCCCACACTGCACTTGGGCAACAAGTGATTACGCCGCAAAAATTGTTCAAGCTGGTATGGGTGCTGCGCTTGCTGGCTTGACTGGTGGTGGAAGTATGGCTATGGCTGGTGGTGCTATTGCTGGCGCAGCACAAGACCCCGGAACAGGTGTTGCAACAGTACCGAACAATTCACTTAATCGGCCGCTGAATAGAAGCAATTCACAAAAGATTGACCCATTGGAAGGGTGGACACCGCCGAAGGAGTTCAAGCTTTCTGCAAATGATGTTTCTGTACTTAGCAGCTATATTGCTCCAGCCCTTAGCGGAACTCATAACGCAGTAATGGCAGACGCAAATTTGCAGTATGCTGCACATAAATTTGGCTTTTCTATGGAGCAGCACTTTATACGCCCAGAATATGCAAAAATGATTGATGACTATTTCACTGCTTTTGGGTACGCTACTAACCGCTTGAAAAAGCCTAATATTTCATCAAGACCACACTGGAACTATGTAAGGACATCAAACTGCCGCATACTTGGAACAATGCCGTCTGATGATGAAAATGTTATATGTGATATTTTTAATCACGGTATAACGTTCTGGAAACATCTTGACGAAGTTGGAAATTACGGTTTGGATAACCGACCGCTTTAAGGAGGTTAGACATGGCAAAAAAAGATAGAGCATTTTGGGAAAGTGCAACTCTTAATAATGCTACATATATGCAGTATTATAATAGATTAACAGAGTTGTCTATTTCCATGTTTGAATGGGTAAATTTACCTGATAGCGTAGACCCACGTTTTTTGGAACTTACATTATTTGCAGAAGGACAGTGTGTGTTTTTTGAAGATGAAGTAATGGGATTTTTGTGCCTACAAAACGTACTTGGTGGAGAGTTTAACGTGTATAGAATCCCAACCAAAAGACGTGCCTATGCAGTAAATGGATACCAAAAGGAACTTGATGAAAATAATAGCGTAATAATCTTTAATAACTATCTGCACACAAATAGTATGCTTGACGTGAGAATGTTTGCAAAGAGACTTTACAATTTGGATAGGGCGATTGACATAAATGCTAATGCACAGAAAACACCAATTCTTATTCAGTGTGATGAGAAGCAGAGACTTACAATGCTAAACCTTTATAAGCAATATGAAGGGAATGAACCTGTTATTTTTGGAGATAAAAACCTTAACGCAAATGGCGTAAAAGTTCTTCAGACGGGTGCGCCCTATGTTGCTGATAAGCTGTATGAACTTAAAGCGCAACTATGGAACGAAGCACTAACTTATCTTGGCATTTCCAGCATTAACACGCAGAAAAAAGAAAGAATGATTACAGATGAAGTTACAAGAAATATGGGCGCAACAATTGCATCTCGTTATAGCAGATTGCAAAGCAGACGTGAAGCGTGTGAAAAAATAAATGCAATGTTCGGACTCAACATCTGGTGCAATTACAGAGAGGACTTTAGGTTAGTTTCAGATGATGTTTATGAAGAAAATGAGGAAGGCGGTGAAGGCGGTGAGTAAGTACACTACGGAAGTTAGATTTATCTGCGAGACATACGCAGGACTTAGTGAATCAACAGGTTATAGCAATATTGATGACATTCTGACTAAAGCCGCCCCAAAAGTATTCGACTTTGACTTTCCAATTTTTGATAACGATTATAGGCTTGGTCTTGAAAAGAAAATTCTACTCAACTATTATACAAGGGAAATTTGTGAAGAAACTGTCGGGCTTTGGAAGTTAAGGTTGCAATCAACAATGAATGTAATAATGCCTTATTACAATAAGCTGTACGAAAGTGAACTGCTGAAGTTCAATCCCCTTTATGATGTCGAGTATACAAAAACAGGAGAAAATAGCGGAACTGTAAATGACACAACAAAAACGCAAAACAGCGGGCATAAAGTAAGTGCTGCTGAAATGTGGAATATTTATAGCGATACTCCACAGGGTGGACTAAACGGAGTTAAAAGCGATAAGTACATTACAAATGCAACTCATGTTTCATCCACAGGTAGCGAAACAAATAATGACACAACTGACAGTACAGGAAATTCTAAAACAACAGGTGAATATGTAGAAAAAATTGTTGGAAAGATGGGAAGCGGAAGTTATGCTACAATGATTAAAGAGTTCCGCTCCACCTTTTTGAATATTGACAAACAGGTTATTGACGAACTTGCTGGGCTATTCTTTGGACTTTGGTAAAGGAGAACGCTATGAGTAATATTACACCTTTTAGATACTGGTGTCACAAGGTGCTTCCTCTTGTCTATGATGACAGTCTTAGCTATTATGAACTGCTTTGTAAAGTTGTTGAAAAGCTTAATGAAGTAATAGAACTAACAGATGAAACAAAGGAAATTGTAGACGAGTTAAAGAACTACGTTGACAACTATTTTGTGTCACCTGAATTTGAACAACTCATCAATGACAAACTTGATACTATGGCACAGGACGGAACTCTTGCCAGAATTATCAATGAGGAACTTTTTAGTGGGCTTAACACCAGACTGGACACTGTTGAAGCAAAAACAACCAAAAATGCTGCACAGATTACAATAAACAAAAATAACATTGCAGCACTTGAAACTAAAACCAACCAACTAAACGCTGGGTTAAATCAGCTTGGCTCGTCTAATCGTGACATCAAGGCACGACTTAACAGTAACATTATTTTTACCGCACTTAGTGACAATGCTGCAAACACTGTGGCAAATAAATGGTTCGGTAATTGTTGCGTACTCACTATGCTGAACAATGATGCAGAGGGAAATATTGTTTTCGACTTTGGTAATGGCCGGGACGCCAGTGTTCTTATCAACTACATTGCAAGTCAGCGCTCAAATAAGGTTTTGGCTGTTGTCATTAGTCATTATCACGATGACCATGTGACTTTGGCAAAGCTTAACCAGTTTCTTAATTCAAGCCTTATTGACACAAGTGACTGCCATTTCTATTTGCCCCATGGAGAAATTGACTGGAGTTCTTTCACAGGTGTGACATATCAAAGCGTTGAAACAGCTATCATAAATTCTCTTGAAACGCACAATATTCAATACACACAGGTTGATACCGAAGGATATTCGGCAGAGCTTGGGCAAGTCGAAGTTACATTTCATAATGTCACTGCGGATAAGTTTGGTGACTATTATGACTATATGTATGATGAGGATATGAACGTAACTGAAAATACTAACTATAACAATTTTAGTATGATTTCCAAAGTTATGTTCAAGGGACATACCATTGTCCTACCCGCAGATGTTGAACAGCCAGCAGAAAAGAACAACGCTAATGTAGTTGCTGGTGCTGATATTTTTGTTGTTAACCATCACGGACTTAATCTAAAATCAGCATACGAATGGATTGATGCACTTTCCCCCTCTATTTCTATCCTTTGTGCATATGGTGTTAGAAGCGAACGTGTATCTTTCTTTGCCCCAGCACCTGTAACCAAGCGATGCGCTGATGCTGGAAGCGTGTGGAGTACAGTTAACGGGGTTAGACAGACTATCTATATTACAGAAGATGGAAACTTGAACGCTGCTATTAGTGCTACAAATAGACCAGTTCCACCTAATGAAATTGGACAACTAATTCCTGACGGAACAGACTTCAATACTATTCGTACTCCCGGCACATATTTTATTCAAAACGCTACACACGCTAACACCATGATAAATAAACCTGAAAGCGCTGGGGCAGGTAAACTGATTTGCATTGCACCAAATCAGAATTATTATGACCAGTCAGAAGCACTTGTTCAGTTTTATGTTCCTATGTTTTCTTATGCTGACCCTGCTATCTTCCAAAGATTCCAGTACGGCATAAATACATGGAGCAAATGGTACGAATATAGACCAGTATCAGAATAAGCATAATGGGTGGGCAGTGTATTGCTGCTCACCCATTGCTATTTATGCTGGCAGCACGGTTCAACTG